ATCACCGCCATGCACGGCAAATCAAGTTGCGGATCGGCGTGGATGGGATTGCTTCAAGGAGGATGACAAGTGAGCAAGACATCTGTGCCAATTTGCAAAATGATGATTTCGACCCTGCATCATCCTGCGGCATTGTCATACATGGAATTCTGGCATGAGGTGGGCACCACTACGCTTCCCGATATTGTCACGGTTCGTTATGTCGTGAATGATCCAGACATGGCAAGGGGCATTCTTGCCGTGCCTCAATTGGGCATGAATGATACCGATGTCATTGGATGCGACATTCGATATATCCATGACTTTCCCGATACGAATTTCTATGTCAATGACAAGAGTGTTCTTGTCAGCAGGGAAAAGGCAAGGAATCTGTGGAATTGCCTTCTTTTTGGTGGATGGGGGCGACCCGCTACTGCCGAGTGGAAGGAATATTCATAAAAAAGGAATCAGATGGAGCAGAAAGATAAGATTGGAATCTTCATGGTCGGAATCCTCACGGGATTCTTCTTCATGTTCGCTGCCACGGCTGTCTGGTTCGGGTTTTATGAACTACTGAAGGACTGGGGACTGAACTTCTGGCAGATTGTCCTGCTCAATGCCACCATCTACACGGTATTGGGCGGATTTCGTGTCTGGAAGACCCTGGACAAGCGTTAAGGAGCGGGTTGTCCCGTTGCACCCCCCGATGCAGGGGAGCCTCCTAGGGCGATCCTACGGGCTTCCTCAAGTTTCTTGAATCCGTTCTTTTCCTTGATCTTGGCAATGATTTCTTTTGTCAGGTCGGACTGCACCGTGGATGCAACTCCATCGGGCCCAAAGATTCTTTTCTGCTCATCATCGGTCATCGTTTCCTTGAGTATCTGAATCATTTCCACGATTTCCTTGACTGCTGTTGCATTTCGCTTGCTGTTGACCGTTGACCATACGATCATGGCGACCGCAGCCACGAACCCAACAATCAAAAGTATTGCCCCGACCATGGCAATCTGATCCATGTATCGATGCGCTGCCGATGCAAACCCGAGCATCAATACACCGAGCAGGGCAAGCATTCCGCCATAACTCTTGTTCAGGAAGAATGCAACGGCAGCACCCGCAGCGATGAGCAGGAAGCCGAGAACCCAAAACAATGTGATGTATCCATACAGACGCTCCATGGCAGCAATCTTTGCTTCGTCCATGGCGATCTGCAAGTTGGTCAATGACTTCTCTAGTTTTATTACTTCTGCCGACAACTTCTTGAGTTTGCCATTTTCTTTTTCCACGGCATTTGCAGATTCAATGATGTTTTCAGCATTGGCATTGATTCTGTCCACCATCTGCTGTGGACTGTTGTTCTTGGTTAGAATTATGCCTGCTGCATCAGTCTTGATTTCCTGTGCATCACGCTTGATGTTGGAAATATGATCGTTAGTATTGTCAACGACCGAATTGAGTGCTGCGGATGATGCTCCTGTGGACGGTTCGACATTCGGAATCGTCTTGCAGGATGTTATGGTAATTGCGAGTAGTGCCGCAATGATAAGATTGCATATCGATTTCATATTCCTATTTATGGGCAAGCACCCCATGCAGAGAGCATGATTCCAAGATCGATTCCATCCGTGGTGCCGTCACCATTAAGATCGTTTTGGGGTGTTCCCCATGAGCCTAGAAGCCTTCCAAGATCGTCCCCATTGACCAACCTATCCCCTGTCAGGTCTGCAAGGCAAGGCAGGGGCTGTGCTGCACGGACTGCTGCATTCGCATCCAACATTCCCCATCCCGTAAGTGTGTCATATCCTGCCGTCCCGATGTCCCTGCATGTTGACTGCATGATGGATTCCACCTGTGCTGCCGAAAGGGAAGGATTGACCGAAAGAATCAATGCCGCTACCCCTGCTGCATATGGCGAAGAGAACGATGTGCCGTCGATGGTTGTATAGTCTCCCGATCCATATCCATTCGACCCTGTTCGATCCGTTGTATAGATCGACTGACCCGCAGCGACGAATGACAGTTTGCTGCCGTATGACGAGAACGATGCCTTCTGACCGCTTCGATTCGATGCACCGACTGCCACCACTCCGTTTGATCGTGCAGGAAATCCGATGTTCGTGTTTCCTGAATTGCCCGAACTTGCAAAGTTGACCACTCCTGCATTCCGTGCAGCGACATATGCATTCGTCATGGCAGTCGATGCCGTGCCATAGTCATTGCTGTTGTTCGTGACACGGACACCGTTTGCGATTCCCCAATTGATTGCATTGACAGTCCATGATGTCTGTCCTTGCCATGATCCGCTGCATGGAGTGATTGCCGTTCCTACCTTTGCAGATATGACCTTGCAATCAGGAGCCACACCCACGGTTCCGATTGAGTTGTTGATGATGCCCGTGATGCACCCTGCCACGGAAGTGCCATGATTGTCACATTGATTGCTAGGGCCACCACCCAAGATGCCATTGATGGCACCTGTGGTGAAGTCACGACCCGCCTGTTGGTTGATGTCGGGATGATCCTGTTGTATGCCCGTTTCGAATACGAGGATTCGAATCGTGGGAGAACCTTTGGTGATCGACCATGCATTCGTGGTGTTCATGTCGAAATTGATGAGTCCACCCGACTGTCCCGTATTGCGATGTCCCCAACATTGCAAAAAGCCTGCATCGTTGGGAATCACTTCATGCCGTGTGGCGATGAACACACGATCCTCCTCAACAAATTCGATGTTCGGATTCGCATTCAATGCAGCAATTGCACCGTGCATCGAATCGATATTGTCCATGTTGACTAATGTTAGATTCGGAATGTGAGAATAGTGTTCGGCACTTTCGATACCGTCGATTCTTGACAGTATGGAATCCTTGTCTGCTCCCTCCTTCCATTGGACGAAGAAGGTGTCGATGCTTTGCTGCGGTTGTGGCTGTGCCTTTCGAATGTCTCCACCACCGAGCATAATCAGGCTTGCGAGAATCGATAGAATTGCTTTCATGTTATGTCTCCATTGCTTGATACGAATCAATCAAACCGTGCAGTTCATGAAATCTTATGAATTGCCATCCGACGAATGTATTTAACCAGTCTCGGGCACATAAACACTAATATGCCTATTGAAGGGAACAGTAAAAGGCAATTTATTACTTCCATCTCATATGCGGTGGGAGAGGAAATTGCCGCCACTCCCCTGTCTTTCATGTTGGCAAAAGAAACAAAAAGATTGAAAGAAGCCGGTTGGTCTGACATCATGCTGTCCATACGGCACGATGGAAAGAACATGAATGTGAGATATACAGGAATAAGGAGTTGATATCATGCCACGAAGAAATGCAAACGCAAGACCAAAGCAGCCAAAGAAACCATCTAGTCCCACCAAGCCGTCTGACCGCAGGACAAGATCATCGGTGAAGTCTCCAAGACCACCGATGCCCCCAAGCAGCCCAAGACCTTAAAGTTTTTCGACTCTGAATGAGTCATAGACAAAATTCACGGTTGCGGTAAGCACCGTTGGTTCTGTCTCTGCACTCGAAAGCGTGAATCCTGATATCTGTGTCGGTATCAGATTTGAGAATGTGAACAGCATGATGGGATTCTTCTTGTTGTTCAGCATGAACAACTTTCCATGATTCACATTGCCACGATACTCGGGCACGATCTCTTTGAAGTCTCGGTAGGGAACTCCCGACCGCATCCAACGAACCATCTCCATGTAGTTCGAAAAGTCCTCGCTGACAATAAACCTCAATGACATGTCAGTTGATGCCCTGCCGCCGGGAAACTTGATGTCATTCGCGGCAAACATATGATTGTATATCGATGGGTTCGATGTGAAAGATGGGGTGTTGACGGATGTGCAGAAGTAAGTAACACCGGGAACCTTTTCACACACAAATCTATAATTCGTGCTTGAAGCAAGATTCATGTTCATCGGATTGTTCTTCAATGCACCAAGGTCATCAAAAGAAGGCATCCAATTTCTTGTATCAGGACTGGTCATTTCATGGTTCCTTGATATCGTATGATGTGAATTGGAATGTCGCATCAACCGTAATGTATGGTGCATCCGCAACCGAAGAATTCATCGGCAAGGCACCCAATCCCGTAATCATCAAACCATCGAAGAGAACCCTGGCCACAGGATATCTCTTGTTGTTGAGTATGAGGAGTTGTCCGCTGTCTGTGATGATGTTCAGCATCCTTGCCTGCGAATTGTCCTTAAAGAATCCATAGTAGTTCAGGCTCTTGGTGAACCAATCGGACATTTCAAACCAGTTGCTGAAATCCTCGTTTACCACGAACTTGACTAACAAGTCCCCGTGATCGATCTTGTTGCCAAAGAACTTCAATGATGGGGCAAAAGGAACCGGAAGTTTTATGGGTTCCATGGTTAATGCAGGAAAAGAAACTTCGGTGCAAAAGAATACTCCCGACCTTACCTTTGGAATCATCAGCCTGTAGTTCGTGCTGAATGCAGGATTGGTATTGTCGGGTTGCCTGTTCAGGGCACCGTAAATGATGTCATCCGGCAATTTGGGCGGGTCAATCATTTAAGAGTATTTAGAAAAGAAATGGAGCCATGGGAATTTCTCCCCATGGCTCCTGTTTTTGTGAGTTTGTCTACGCCGATCAGAAGAGGTTTGTGACCTTTACGATGCGGTAGTAGATGTTCTTGCGACGAGCATCAGACGAGTATGGATCCGAAACGGTTGTGCCGTTCTTGATCGTTGCGAACGGATTGTTGACCAAGCCGTAGCGGGTCTTGAATCCGATCTTCGGCTGGAAGGTGTTCTCACCCACAGCACGAACCATCTGTAGCGGAACATATGGGCAGTAGAACATACCAGCGTCATATGCGCTCGATCCCTTATAGCCTGCCATGAAGAAATCATGGCTGGATGTCATGGACGAATAGGGATCGATGTAGACACGCAACTTGCCGTTGAGGACACCGGCGAATGTATTGCCTGTGTCATCAACATTGAGGTTGGTGCTGAGGGCGGGGGCGTAGTCAAGAACGCCTGCCATCGACAGAGCCGAAGCGACATCGGACGAGCAGAGGATGAAGTTACCCTTGCCGCGACGAGTCTCCTTGGCGATCTGATTGCACTCACGCTCAATCTGGAAGAGCAGTCCCTTGAACTTCTCAACGCTCCAACGACCGTTGGAATCGACATTGAGATCGAACACACCCTGAGTCTGGGTTGTGCCGCTCTTTGCACCCAACTTGGCGTTTGCGTAGATCACACGCACAACTTCGCGGTTGATCTCAGCCAGAATCTCGCTCGAAAGGATGTTGGCGAGTTCAGTCTCGGCATCAAGACCGTGAATTGCCTTCAGGTCTTGAGCGAGTTCCATCGAATACTCAGCCTTGAGGGCACGGGTCTTTGCCTCAACGCTTGTCTTTTCGATGCTGAATGCCATCTCCGGGAACGGATTGTTGGTGGCATTTCCTAGACGCTCACCCTCAAGGGTTCCACGGGCGGCTGTTCCAAGAACACCGCTCGGAGTGCCAAGACCATTGACCGGATCAACACCTGCCTGCTCAAAGGGATCGGTGTTGTAGACACCCTGTGCTGTTGCACCGGTGCTGCCGAGTCCGCTGAAGGCGGTATCGGCTTCCTGATAAAGAGCCTCAGCACCTGTCTGGTTCTGATAGCGGCTACGCATTGCAAAGATAAGCCCGGTTGGGCCGCTCATTGGCTGAACGCCGCAGAGATCATATGCAATGAGATTCGGCATGGCACGACGAACGAGGCTGATTAGGATTGGATCCCAACGAGCGACATTGCTTGTGCTTGGGCCGTCAAGGTTGGACGAGAAGTTCGTTGTCTCCTTGAGGTGCTGCTCTTGGTTCTCCAAGAGCATGGTGGTGACTACCTTGCGGTAGTTGTCCTTGATAGCCGGAAGATCCGAATGCTCAAGGATGGGTTGCCACTTCTTCTGAAGTGCTTCTGAAATGGTGAGTTCCATCTGTTTCTCCTAATTGAGTGTTTAGTTAAAGGTTGAACTGATTGTTATTATTTAGATTTGATGACAATTACCTCTTGGTGATGCGACGAAGAGTTTCTGCATATGTCTTCATCGACTCACTCAAGTTCTCGACTTGCCCACCAATAGGTGTCTCGTCAATGCTCTCTTCGGCAGTCGCAGCAGCCTCTTCCGTAAGGACTGGCTTCTTGCCGCTGAAGTAGGACTCCTTGATGATCTCCAACTTATTGCGGACATCATCCTCTTCGCCCTCTAGCGTTACCCCTTCTGCAAGAGAACGGAAACGCTCCTTCTGTGTAACGGTCAAGTCTTCTGCCATCTCGTTGATGATATTTTCACGCTGGAAAGAACGAACTTCCTCAACCAACTTGACATTCTTCATGATCTCTTCATCAAGACGAGCCTTCAACTGCTCGGCAGTCTCTGCCATCTTGTCTGCCAAGTCAACCTTGGACTCAGGAACCATGATATCATGCTCTACGAACAGGTTGCGAAGACCTTCCATGAATTCTTCTGCGACTTCTGTGCGAATGCCCTTCTCAACGGAGAGGCGGTTCTCTTCCAACCATTCTTCGATGACATACGAAAGATACGAATCAAGTTGCTCGGTGAGAGCCTTCTTGTTCTCTTCGATTGTCTCGTTGAGGCGATTGTTGTATTCCTCTTCCAACTGAGTGCGAATCTCTTCGACTCGCTCATTGATAGCGGCTTCGAAGATGGTTGCAGCCTTGGTCTTGAAGTCCTCGGAGAGTTTTTCTCCGTCGAACATGGCAGTCATGTGGACATCGATGTCCTCACGCATAGCCTTCTTGGACTTGACGCTGGCATTCAACTTTGCCTTGGAGTCACCACCGGGAAGACCAGTATCGACTGGCTCTGCCATGACTGCACCCTTGCCGGTGCCATCCTTGTAGAGTCCTGCCGTCTTGCCCTTTCCGGCACCGGCGGGAGAAGCATTAACAGCCTTTTCTTCGGTTGCCAATTCTTCTTCCTCCTCTTCCTCTTCTTCGGTCTTCATTCCCTTCTTCTTGTTGAGGTTCTTCATCTGCTTTGCCTTTGCGGGTGCAGCCTCTGATGCCTCTTCGAGGGAATCGGTGTCTTCTGCTCCGACTTCTTCCTCGTCAAGAATGACTTCTTCGATTTCCTCGTTCTCGTAATCCATGGGGTTCTCCTTGGTATTGGTTATTTATGTAGTTAGAAAGGTTTGGTTATAGTTTGTTGATGAAAGTTTGGAAAGCCTTGGTCATTTCTTCCTCAAGTTTCCGAGAAGAA